GATTGTGATTTGTCCTTTCTGCGAGAGTCGGGCCGGGGCTTTGACACCCCGACCCTATCTCACGGTTTCGGGGCTTAGCCCGTTAGCGCGATCGCTGCCGCATGCGAGTTGCGGCGTCTGACACCCAACTGAATTGGATAAACCACGGCATCTACGAAACTCGTATTGCCTTGCTTCCACGCGAACTGTCCGCCGCCACCCTGGATCTCTGAGGCCCAGGTGGGCTTGCCGAACGCCCCGCCAGTGATGACGAGAAAGTCCTCAAGCGTGAGCATGTAAAGCTCACGGTCGGGGATGTCCGGGTCGCAGACAATGTGCATCCCGTTCCATGTGAACCCATCGACGGAGCCCGCCGTGGTTCCAGCATCGGACGAGAAACGCACCTGCGACTGGAACAGTGCATACAGATCCGCGCACTGCTTCGGGCTGGTGGTGACGTATGTCGGCCACTTGCCCGTCTTCTGGTAGACCTTCCGCTGCAACCGGAGCAACAGATCGAGCGACACGATGGTCGTCGTTGAGTCCACCTCAGCGGGCTTCCAGAACTCCTCGCCCGCGTTGTCGGCGTCCAAGCCGCCCACGGCGAGGGTGTTGGAACCAGCGATCTGCCGGAGCCCGTTCATCTCGATCGAGGCACCCGTCGTTGCCGAGCGCGAGCCCGCCAGCGAAACGAAGTGCGTCGTCGCAACGGTCGAGACTGACGAGCCGATCGTGATGTCGGGATCGGTCGCGTCCTCCTTGACCGCTGTGATGACCGATGCCGCGACAATCGTGTCCGCGTCACCTGTCGTACCGATGTCAACCGCCACACCCGGACGCAGCCAGCCGCGAACGATCGCGTCATAGCCGTAGCCGGTTGTGGTCAGCTCAACCGTGGTCGAAGCGCCACCCGTATCGCAGGCGGCTACGAGGCCGTCCTGGTTCGACACGGACTGACGGCCAACCTCACGACGAAGCGCCGCGATGTTGGACTCAACCGTTTGGTCGGCAGCATCGACGGTGGTGTGAGCCGCCGAGTCCGCCTGATTGAGCGCGCCGGTTTCGAGTTCGACTTGCTGCCAGTGATAGGTCAGCGTGTAGTCGGCTCGATCGACATGCAGGGCGTCCGACGCATTGAGTGCGCCACCGGCTGCGGTCTTGACCGTATAGCCGCCCGGAAGCGACTTCTCGATCGGAACCTGGGCCTGTCGCCCGATTGTGTATTTATTTACTTTCTCGATCTTGTCGAGGAAGCGGTTCTCATTGTAGAACTGCTTCTCCAAGCGGTCCTGAGTCCACACTTCCTTGAGGAGATCGAGAAGATTCGCTACTGACTCTGCAGCCATTTGTAGCTAGTCCTTTCGCTTAGTGACCGGGACTAAGCCGTGTCTTGGATGTCCCTCATCCGTTGGGCGAGGTACTCCCGTCGATCACTTGGCTTGTCCAAGTCGGGTTCATGGGAACCACTCGCGCCTGACGGAGCCTGGGGGGATCTCTTCGATGAGACCCAACGCTTGCGCTCAGCGGGGAGAAGCTCGGTGTAGATGGTCTCGTAGACCGCCTTCATGTCGGGCGGCTTGCCGGAGGCAAGCGACCTGTCGAAAGCCATCTGACCCATCGTGTGAGCCTCTGCGTCTGAGAACTCGCGCCCCGTAGCAGTTTCGAGGTCTTCGAGTTGGGAGCCGATCTGTCCGACCACCCAATCTTCGAGTTGCTCGTCTTGCTGGCCCGTTTCCTGCTCTTGAAACCGCTGCTCGATCGCTTCGAGCCTGCGGCTGATTTCTTCATCCGGGTCGGGGAACTCGTCTTCTTCGTAGAGATCCTCGCCGGATTCGAGCTGGATTCCGATGCGTTCGAGTACCGCCTCCTGCACTTCCGGTGCGAGGGTGCGGAGATACTCGGCTACCGCTTCGGGCTGGCGGAGTGCTGCCGCCTCCTGAAATTTCCGGGTGGCCGCTCCTTGGAGCTGCTTATACGCCGGAAGTAGTTCTTCGGGCAGGCTTGCCGGATCGAAGGTGTCTGAAAACGGTTCGGCCTTCGGTGCGGCGGGTTCAACCGTTCCCTTGTCCTGGGTCTCAGGGGGTGCGGGCTGAGCGGGCTTGTCCTGCTCTTGGGCAGGGGCCTCTTGTTCTGGCATGGGTACTTCTCCTTGTGGAAGCGGGGCCACTCAGGGCTTGTCCGCGATGTCAGGGGGACGCTTTATGCGCCCTTGTCCTGCGGTTTTCCGGCTCTAGGCCGGGGAAGTCTTAGAAGCACACTTGACAGGTGTGCTATACTGTGTTTGTCCAGTAAACGATCGGATGGAGGTTCCCGATGCCAGCACCGTTCACCATCGCAACTGTCGTAGACGCAGATGGAGATGAGTTCCCGATTCGCCTTGAAGGGGATCGTGAGAACACGACTGCCAATCGAGATGTAGTTCTCCGTGAACTTGAGCGAATGGTTCAAGAGGGCAATATGAATCCAACGTATCCCGTCACCATGCCGTCCGAAAAGTGGCGACGCCCCTCAAGGCTCGTTAGCGGCGACAAGCTGCGCGGAGGGTGGACGCGCTAAAGCGGTTGGGGTGCGCCGTCCGGAATCGACGGAAGCGACGGGAGAGGCTTCGCCTGCGGGCTTGCGGCATTCTCCATCCCCATCTGAGCGGCTTGGGCGGATTGCGCCTGCGCCTGCTCTGCGGCCTTCTCTGCTTCGAGCATGATGATTCCCTGGTAGATGTTGGCCGTCACGAGTTGCTGATCCTCTTCGAGGTTCTCGAACTCCTCGGTCTTCATCCAATCCTCAAACGTGGTGCGGAAGACTTTGAGATTGTCCGAGTAGCGGGGCATCCACGCGGGAGCCATCTCAGGCTGATCGGAGTCCACCATCACCGGCTCGCCCGTGACCTCATCGAAGGCGGGCTGCCCTGCGGGGTCGAGGGCTTGGGTCTTCTCCATCCGCCCGGTCGGGAGGGTCGGCATCTGTTGAAGCGCCTCCATCCCTGCCTTGATCTTCTGGATGATCCGCCCCGCGCGGGCTTCGTCGCGTAGGAGCTGTGACATCAGCGCCTCGGCGGTGCCTGACTCGATTGCGGTCATCGCCTGCTCGGGGCCGATCCAACCCAACTGCGCGTAGTTCATCATCCGCTGCTCAACCGCTTGGCGGGTCAGGGGCTCGATCGAATCGGGGAAGACGCGAACGTCGATCTGATCTTTCAGGTCAGCGCCCTTGAAGCCGTCGATCGACTCCCATCCGAAGTCTCCGCGGATGTGGAGAACGCGCTCCTCGGTGTAGTGGGCCTGGACGAGGTAGAGACAGTCGTGGCCGATCTGCGAGTACCACTCCGCCACTCCTGCGATGAAGGCAGCGCGGCGGGATGAATCCTTTTCGAGAAGCGCCTGAATCCCGCGTCCCGACTCTACCTGCGAGGGGATGTCGTTCTGCGCGGCGATCCTGCCGATGTCGCGCTCTGCCCTGTCCGCCATCTCAAACAGCTCGCGGGGGACGTTGGGAACGGGGATTACCTTCACGTTCCGCTCGGGGTCGGGGATCTCGTACACCTTCCCCGGCTCGTCGGTGCGGCGTTGCTGCTTCATCAGGCCCGGAGAGACCACGAACTGCGGCATCAGCGCGAGGTTCTTCCATTCGACCTGCTTGTTGGTCGCGTCGTTGTGGGTCCGCTGCGCGTCGATCAGTTGCCCGACGAGGCCGAGGTCACGGTCATTATCCGGGTCGGGCGCGTAGGAGAGCTTGCGGAGAACGGGGTCGCCGGTCTCGGAGGGATAGCCGCGATCCGCGACAATGCGACGGTTGTTCGCCATCGTCACCCATCGGCCTCGCGGAGAACGGGGGGAAGGCCGCTCCAAGTAATCGGTGACGAGAACTAGCTTGCGCTCGCCTTGGGCCTGCCCGCGTCCTGCGAGAGAGCGTTGGGAGGCATCGGGGGTGAGGGTGTTCGGCTTTAGGAGGAATCCGTCCATCTGTTCGACCTCGGAGATCGGGCGTGCCTGCTCGACCGCGTGCCACGGAGAATCCTCAAAGCGAAGTCCCGGCTCCCAGAAGCACTCATTCGCACCGAAGACCTTGACCCGGATGTCGCCTTGGCCGACATGCTTCGCGTTCTTCTCATCCGACTCCGCGATGAAGGGGCCGATGGTGTTGTCGAAGAACGGCCACGCGAACCCCTCGCCCGCGATGATCGCGTGCATTACAACCGAGTAGGCAGCCTTGCGGACTGACCACTTGCCGTGGCCGTAGCGGAGAACCTTCTCGGAGATCCCCGCGGCTGAGCGGTCTTCGGGGTCCTCGGTCGAAGGGACCACCTGATAGGAGGGGGCGCGCTGCGTTGCCGCTGAGGTCTCGAACAGAACCGCGTCGTAGATCAGGTTCCGCTTCTGGCGAGACTTCCAGCGCGGCTTGCCCGAGCCCCGAACGGTCGTGACCGTGGGCTGGAACTGGACTTTGTTCTTGTCGTCCACATAGGCAAAGTGGTTGCCGCGGAAAAACTCCCACGCCACATCGCGCTCTGAGGAGACCCGTTGCAGACGCTCGCGCCCGCGCTTGATCCGGCTTTCGAGCGCGTCGTCTACCTTGGTCGATTCTTCTTCCTTCTTGTTCGAGAGGGTGACGGCAGGCACTAGGAGACCTCACCGTTGGAGCGCGACTCCACATAGGCATCATGCGCCGCATCGTCGTCCATCGGTAGGTAGAGGGCTTCCGGGGAGGGATCGGGGGCTGACTGCGCGATCGCAACCTCGGGCGCTTGGATGCGATTGAGGAGAGTGTCCTCGCGCTTGTCCCGGCGCTCAAGCTCGGCAGCGTGGGAGCGGCCCTGCGCGTAGAGCAGAAAGCCGAAGACGCAGATCGGGATGATGAAGAGAAGTTCGGTCATAGTCCAAGCACTCGGTAGGTGTAGCCAACGAGGTTGCCGATGGCGTTTGACACATGAAGCTCCCAAGTGGCGGTGTTGGTCGGTTGCAAACGGACGAACGCTCCTGCCGCCACCCCCGCCGAACCGACTGTCCCGTTCCATCCTGAGATCGGTTGAAGGAACACGGCGAGCGCATCGAGCGCATCGGGACTTGACACCAGCTCATTCCCGAGGGTGATCGTCGCCACCTTGCCCGAGGTTGGCGAAGTGCCGGGTTGAAGGTAGATCGCACCCGCAATATCGGTTCCGGTCATCGCCGCGAGAGGAGAGCCTGTGCCAAGCGCCGCCTCCGCCACAATCGCGGGACGGTCGATGATCCCTGACGGGGGCCATTCCATCCGCTCATGCCCCACTACAGAGCGCGTGGCAAGGCTGGCGGAGGAGGCTTCATAAGTCTGGATCTCTACGTTGCGATGACCGGCGCGGTTCGTAACCGCATCAACGGCGTTTGACACGTTGCCGCGCAAGCTGAAATAGGAGAACGCAGTCGCACCCGCTCCCGTATCGCCAAGGTCAACTAGGGGCTGCGAGGTGTCATTTGCGAGCAGGCTCGGAAGCGCCACCACTTCGACCCAACCGCCTCCCTCGAACTGGAAGATCGGGCCGATGGACGCCTGCATGAAGCCTTGGATGGTCGCGTACCAGGGGTTCGTATCGTCGGAAATGAACCACGGCTCCTCCTCAACGACATCCCCCGCCCACATCCCGGTTATCTCAAACGAGGAGATGAGGGCGTTCGAGTGCGGGCCTGGAACGACACATGAAGGAGTCGAGGCGAGCGGGCCTTCCGAGCCCATCTCGAAGATCGGATCGCGGATCGACCATTGCTGGCCGATGCCTCCGATGTGGCCTACCGTCGCGGCGGCGAAACGGCAGTCGAGGATGCGGTGGGCGTTCGAGAAGTGACCGCCCACGATGTCTCCGAGGATGTTGTATTGCGCCCCGCGCAGGTTGCAACGCTCGATCGTGTTGATCCAGTCGTCTTGAAGGGAGATGTTGCAGAGCGCCGATGTGTGGGCGCCGCCGAACGAGCCGATGTCGCACTCGTGGATGATCGCGTGGACGCATGAGTTGTCGAGATCGAGGGTTCTTCCGGTGAACGAGGCCGATGAGTAGTAGAGCCCCATCTGATCCATCCTGAATCCGAGGGAGTCGGTGAGGTCGAATGGAGAGCCTGAGCCGGTCCCCTCCCAGAGGAGATACGCGCGGGCCTGCTTGACGCCGCCGAGCACGTTGCCGACGAGATCGACGTTGCCGTTCGGCCCGAGAAAGACGATTCCCCACGTTGTTGAGAGGTCGATCTGCGTCGCAAAGGGATAGGGAGCGTCTGCGTCGTAGTCCTCGAAGTAGAAAGCGCGAACCCCATCTCCGATCGCCGTGTTGATAACCGGACCCCAATCGAGAACCGCGTCCGGGTCAACGACCAAATCGCGCACCTTGACATACGGCGAGCCGCCGACATCGACCGTGTAAAGCGTTGGGCTGTTCCCGTCCGAGCGGAGTCCCGTGATGTTCTGGCGCCCGAGGCCGAGCGTGGTCGTCATCGCGGCGTAGCCACCCAACAGAGGGTCTCGCCCACGTCCGCGGCTATGACGTAGATCTCACTCAGCTTCGGGGTCTTTCGGAGGTTGTCGTTCGCGGGGCTGATCTGGAACTCCTCGTTGGGATTCAGCGGGTAGCCGGTCGAGGTCGTGACCCCGAGCGCGCCGAAGTAGATCGCAGCCGAGTTCAACGGGTGTGCCTTGAGGACGATCGACTCAACCGGAATCTCAGCGGATGCGAGTTGCGCCGCGGTCGCGGTTACGGCTTTCTGGCCGGAGGTAAGCGGTGCCATTTAGAGTCCCCACTTGTCGTTTAGGTATGTCTCTACGAGAGCGCGGTTCGGAGCTGAAAGAGCAGAGTTGTAGACGAGAACCTCCGCGATGTCGATGTCCGAGTAGCCGGAACCGCCGTTGAGTCCAATGATGTGGCCTGCGCCCGCCATATAAGCAGCGGCTTGCGCCCCCTTGTCCGCCCCGTCGAGCCAAGCGTTGTAGGTCGCGGCTGAGGAGAGCAGGGTGAACTGATGCGAGCCGGTGGCGGGCATCGTCGCCGGGTAGCCGTTGATCCTGGCGGAGCGGAAACAACGGAAGTAACCATTACCCGTGGTCCCTTCGCGCCAGAATCCATCATTGGTCTCATGGTCGTAGACCGAGTATTCGGTGTCGCGGGTCGTGTAGACCGTGAACAGGGTTGCCGCCGAGGGGAAGGAGGCGCTCAGGTCGCCGCCGAGCATCGAGTCGTCCGTACCGTCGAAGCGCACCACGGGCAGCCCGTTCAGCTCATTGGTCTGATAGGTCGGGCGAGAGCCTGCCGTGCCTTGAGTGAAGTCGTGATTGGCGCTTGACGAGTCATCCCAGGTCGTGACCGACGAACCGTCCGCCGCGACGATCGCATCCGCCTTGAGCCAGACTTGGAGCCCCGCTATCGAGTCAGGGTTGAAGCCCGTATCCGCCGCGCGGGTAATCCTGATCCCATACTCGGGGTTGCCGAGGACGATCGCCCGCTGGCCCGATTTATCGACCCTGATCGCCACCTACATTCCTGCGACGGAACTCGTCCAGGTCACGCCGTCGCCGTTGACCGTGGTGTCGAGGTAGACCGCGGAGAGCTGCGAGATCTGGACCGTGGCCGAGTCGCCCGCGTTCAAGGGGGTTCCCTTGCGGGTCGCGAGCGATGCGACGACCGAGGAGTCCCCGATCACGATGATCCCGGTGTTGTCGGTCTCGGCGGTGATCGTGACGCTTGAGATGCGCGCGGTTCCGGTGTCGAGCGGGACCGCCGTACCGCCAGTCGTGACGGTCGTGCGTCCGCAGTTGAGTCCTCCTACATCGCCCATTAGACGCCTACCGCCTTTCTCGCCTTGGCAGCGAAGTCGCTTTCTTCATCGGGCTCAGGGACGGGGGACTCTCCGGGGGTGGTCTCGAACGCTTCAACCTCGTTGGAGAGTTCCTTGAGTTGCATTACCGCATCAAGGTGGCGAAGCGCCTGATTGAACCCCTCTTGAAGCTCGTCCACCCGCTTTTTGAGATCCTCTACCTCCTCGGGGGAGACATAGTCGATCATCCGAGCCATCTCCTTGACCGCTGCGATGGAGATGTCTACGTCGCGGTCGAAGCCTTCGAGTTGGCGGTCGGTGAGGATGAAGCCCTCGGGGTCGTCGCCGCGGCCCGTGACCGCGCACACGCGCGGGACGAGTCCGGTCGGCTTTCGCCCCTCGGAGTGAAGGTTGGGTACTAGGCGCATGGTTCCTTTCCTAGATGTTCCGGGCTTGGAGGGAAGCGATGATCGCTACCTCTGAGTCTGCGGTGATGGTGCCAGCCGCAAGGGTCATACCGATCGCGTAGAGACCCGCAGGCTGCGGGCCGAAGGTGGCGACCGATGTGGTAATCGTTGAGAGCGATGGGGAGGCGAAGGCAACTGACGAGGGCGCTATCGCCGCACCGAAGGTGCCGGTCAGAGCATCCGCACCGCCCGCAACCGCTGTCATCGCATGAAGGCTGACCGTCATCGTCCTCGCCGGAGCGGTGGCGTTGACGAGGCAGGTAGCCCGGAGGCGGTATTCGAGCGTTGTGTTATCGACCTTGTATTCGTCCGGGTCGATGTAGACCGCACCATGGGGTGCTGATGCGACCGTTGAGACAATCATCCCGGCGTGCGGAAGGAGGATGGAGATTGCGGCGGTCGTGGCGTCGGTGATCTCCGCAACCCGTGAGTCGATGATCGTGGTGTAGCGGTCTGAGCCTGCGGAAGTGGTGCGGTTTGGCATGGTTCCTTTCTAGGAGGGAATGGGCGGGCCTGAGCCTGCGCCCGCTGTTTCGAGTTGCTGCCAGTTCGGTGCGAGATCGCCTTGGAAACGAAAGCCTTGATTGGCGGCGGAGAGGGCGATCGGTCCCCACGGGCGCTCCATCAGGAGATACCGGGAGGCGTCAATCAGGTGGTCGTCCTTCTTGATCGCGGCAAACTCGTCATTCGCGTTCGGGTCTTTGCGGTAGCGACCGAACTCCCAGATCAGGTTCTTGCACTCGGGAGAGACTCGGAGGGCGTCCTGTTGGAGTCGGCGTTTCATCTCAAGGATCCCCGGCCCGCGGTCGTTCTGGCCGTAGATCGTCGGGATGCCCTCGCGCTCATAAGCGGACTGGATCTGCTCGCGCGATACCTGCGAGCGGACGCGCGCGGCGGGGTCAATGACGTAATAGAGCGGGTCGATTCCCCATTCGAGGTTCTTCATCCTGATCTGCGTGGCGATCTCGGGGATCAGCTCGTCGTTGGGGTAAAGCTCTCCGAAGATGATCGCGTGGTTGTCGGAGTCGAACGCCCCCCAGACGACGCCGGTCCTGACCAAGCCGGGGTCGATCGCAACGAGAACGTCCCAATCCTTCAAGTCTTCGGGTGCGGGTGCTTCTTCCGGAACGTGGCGGGTGGTGTTGAACTCATCGAAGAAGAGCCCTGCGAAGTGGACGAACTCGCCGTAGACGCGAGCGCGTTTCTCCTCTTCGGACATTCCTTCGAGCGCCTCGGTGATCTCCCGCTTGGGGATGTGGGGGTTGTCCCAGACCGATGCCTGTACCGCGTAGATGCCCTCTTCGTTCCGGCGCTCCCAGACCTGATCGTGGATCAGCGAGGAGACTCCGAAGAGCGGAGTCATCGTAAGCAACATATCCCCGCCGTGGTCGAGCAGACGCCAGCGCGACTCCTGCCAGATGGTCTCCACGTTGGGGCCGGAAGGCTCCTCGTCCCAATGGACGCGATGGAGGTCTACGCCACCGAACTTGTCCGAGTCCTGCTCGGTGGACATGAAGTCGATCGTTGACCCATGCTCGAAGCGCAGCACGCGCCGCGTCTTATCGAAAGCCTTGCCCCACTCCTGTCCCTGAATCGCCTGTTTGGGGACAAGGGTTCGAAACTTGTTGACAACGACCTCCATGGTATGCCCGAGATCAGGCGTGATCACGCGCCCCTTGAAGGGTTCATCATGTCCGAACTTCTTGTAGGGCAAGAGATGTTTGGGGACGAGATGGGGCGGGAGGGCTTGGATCAGATCGTCCACGGCACCGCACGAGGACTTGCCTGCCCTGTTGCCGCCGACGAACATCCGTGTCCGCGCGGGGGAGAGATGGAAGGAGCGTTGCTTGGGATAGGGGGCGTATCCGTTGAGCGGGTTCTCCTTGAGCGCGTCCTGAATCCCTGCGAGAAGATCGCGGAGTTCGCGTTGCTCCTCGTAAGAGAGCCTGGCGAGCGCCTCTTCGTCAACGACCGGCTCAAAGGCCAAGTGAAACCTTCGAGGTCCGCGTAGCCGTCCGGGGCTTTCGGACATAGCCTTCGAGAACGTCTACCGGCTCTTCTTCGGGCTCGGAGAGGATCTCATTCAGGAGCTGCTCGCGGTCCCTCTCACGTTGAGAGCGGCGCGTGGCCGTTCTTTCAGAGGGTGCGCCTTCGCCTCCGCCCGCTACCGAGGTTCCGCCTGACACACTGGCGCCCGTTGTGCCGGGGGCTACGCCGCCAGATGTGACGCCAGTCGATGCGCCGGGCCCCACATACCGGGTGCCGATATGGATGTGGTTCATCGCGCCGTTGTCGTTGGTGTAGAGCTGGACGCGATACCCGGCTTCGTTGGTGCCTTCGTAAGAGAGGGTCTCGTTGATCGAGCCCGAGGCGGGAACGTCCGTGAACCCTTCCTTTTTCAGGTTCTTGAGGATCGTGTTCAGGGTCTCGTCTGAGTAGGGAGGCTCGCCCTCGGCTGGGTTGCCAGCCGGGTCGTTGATGTCCTGCGCATAGGAGGATTCGGCGTAGTGGTCCCCCGTGGCCGAATGGACGCCCGCTGCCTCGCCCATGAACCCGGCATCGCCCTTGACCTTCGAGCCGACCAGGTTTCGGACCATCCGCAGCGCACCGTCCTGGCGACCGGGGTACTTCAAGTCCTCGGGCTCGGGACCGGCGATGATCGCCTTGGTCTCCTTCTTTCCGAGTACGTCCTTGGCTTTGGAGACAAGCTTCTTCGGAAGCGGCTTCGTCGGCTTGGTTTCGCCCGTGACGAGCGGCATCGTGCCCGAGATGTCGCCCGTTCCCCAGACCGAGGCGCCGAGCGCGGCGGCTTGCTGTTCGGCGGAGCCAGCGTTCGGCAGAGCGGCGATCTGTGCGGCAAGTTCATCCGAGGCGCCGCCTCCGGGGGTGTAGTCCTTGCCCTTGATGAAGTCAGCGGTGATCCTCGCCCCCGTCTTTGGATCGTTGAACGCAGGGTCGTGAGAGTCAATGCTTTCCGAGCCACCGACCTGGACCGGCTGGATGTTGAGCCAGTTGTGGTAGTTGGCCTTCTCGTAGCCCTCCGCGTAGTCCCACGACTGCTCCTTGAGCATCCACGCGCCAATTACCTGGGGGTCGATCCCGGTCAGCTTGGCGAGTTCTGCGCCGAAGGTCTTTTGCCCCTCGGTCAGTGGGCCCTCGATTGTGACTCCGCCTGAGCCGCGCTTCTTGACCGCCTGTTCGAGCCTTGCCGTGACCTTCCCTTCCTTGCGCGCGCGCCGCTCCTTGCGCTGCGCGACCCTCGCGCCCTTGGCAGACTCGGCTGCCTTGGCCCATCCATCAGAAGAACCGGAACGGCGTGAGGCCTCTTTCTTGGCTTGGTGTGTGCCTTTGCCGTTCCGGGAAGTTGTCTCTGCCCATCCGTCCTTGAGAGCATCTGCGGTCATCTTCCGCACGGGGGAGCCTGAAGCGCCTTTGCCCTTGCCCCTGCCTCCAAACTGACCGCGCAGGATCTTGCGGCGTGAGTCCAAACGCTTGGACTCCCCGGCCCATTCCTTGTATTCCGGACTGGGCATCCGTCCCTCGCCCAAGCCGAGCCGATCGCCCGCAAGGTTCTCGAACCGAACTGCCCGCCCCTCGTCAACCGCAGGGACGTAGTTTTTGTTCTGGCCGGTGTGGGCGAACTCATGGAGAAGGAGGCGGCGACCCTCGTCTATCGCGTCACGATTCCCAACCCCGCCGAGCATCGCGGTCGCATCGGTCGGCAGGACAACCGTTCCGCGCTTGTTCACCCATGCCTCGCGCTCCGTCGTTGAGGGTTGATCAGAGAACCGCATCCGTGGCTGCTTGCCCTTGAGCCCGGTCACGGGAGTTACCTCGTCCCAAAGTTTTGTGGCCCTCCGCCGTGCCGCCTTCTTTTGCCCCTGCGGGCTGGTGCGCTTTTCCCAGATCGCCCGCTCGCGCGGGGTCAGTGCGTCAAACCCGGTGTCGGTAGTGGCGAGCTTGTTGAAGATTTGCCGCGGGCGAGGCTTGCCGCCCGACTTATCGAGCGAGCCGATCTTCTTCTGCTTCTTCGGAGCCTCCCTCACAACCTTGCGCGCGGTCGCCCGCTTGACCTGCGGCGCTCGCATCTGCTTCGGCGGCTTCACCGGGCGTACCTCGCGGCGGGGCATCTTCTCCGCTTTGGGATGGTCTAGAAAGAACCCCGCCGCCTCTGCGACCTTGGCCTTCTTTGCGACCGGAGCCCGCTGCGATACAAGAACTCCGCGCTCAACGTCCCGCTTGACCTTCTCACGGCTGATCGGTCGCTTGATCGGGTCCGCCTTTATCAGCGGCTTGGGATCGGAGCGGGTGATCTTGGCTACCCGTGAGATGCGCTGAGCGCGAAGTTGCGCAGGCGACGGCCCCGCGCGAGAGGCACCGCCGCCTGCGTAGGACGAGCCGGAGGATGAGGGGCTCGTTCCGCTTGTGACGCCGCGGGCTGAGCGGCGTGCGATCGTCGGTGAGGAGCCCTTGCTGATGGCATCCAGATTCGGCAGCGAAGGCGCGGGCTTCTTCTTCTTTAGAGCGTAAGCGCCCGGAGCCGGTGCGCCTCCCGTTGCGGGCATCTAGAAGGAGAGCGTCCCCGGCTTGCGGCGCTTCTTGGCCTTGCCGAGGTAGTGCGGGCCTACGGCCTTCGGGCGTCCCTGCTCGCGGTCTTGGTAGCCCTGCTCGAACACGCCGGGTTCCGCTCGCCTCGCCGCTTCGAGCATCTCCGCTCTGCGGGCGCGGTACTCCTTGGCTGCGGCTTGGGCCTGGGTCAGAGCCTCGGTCTCCTCGGGGTTCTGGCGGGCGAGCATGAGGTCGCGGAGGGGCGTGGGCTTGAACATGGTGCCTTCCTTGGGGCCGCGAGCCTCGTCGCGCCAGTTCTCCCCGAGAGTGCGGTTCTCCAACATCCTTGCGAGGACGCGGGAACGCAGCGAGTCCGGCTCGGCAGCCTTCGAGCGGGCCTTGAGCTTGGCCGCGGAGAAGCCGACCGCGCGCTTGCGAACCTTCTGGCGCTGGCTTCGCTTCTCGTCCAGATCCGAGACAGGCTCGGTCGCGGTGCCGGTCAGCTTCGATTTCTTACGGGCCATTCTGTCTGTCTCCTTTGATATGAACTACGGATAATCAAGACTTCTACGAGAGCGAGGGATCCAGTGACCGCGGCGGAAGAAAGACGGCTGAGAGTTGAACTGGCCGCAGTAGAGAAGGAACGGGATGAGGCGGTCGAAGCCCACGAAGAAATGACGCGAGCGCGTGACGATGTACGCGATGAGAAGTGGGACGAATACCTGAACGCTAAATGCGCTGAGCTTGTGCGTGAACGGGACTCCCTTAGAGAGCAACTAGACGCGGTGCGAGAGGTAGTGAAGTGGACGCGGGGTGAACTTGACCATCCGACAACGATGCGCCAGTTCGGGATTCAAGAAGTTGCCAACCGTCTAGACCGCGCCCTCTCCCCACCCGATACATCCCCTGAGCCCGCTTCGGAGGAGAAGTGACCTACTTCTACATAGCCCTAGCCCCATGACGCGGGCCAGAAAAGCCATCACCGACGCGGTTGAAGCAAAGGGCGCAAGCGTGACGCTTCTTGAGTGGCAGCCAATCGGCGGGATGGTTGAAATGAGCGGGCACGACGGGGGCTGGACGGTGGAAGCCGAATGGCCCGATGGACGCGCCGATCACGCTCTCGGCTATCGCTGGCAGGACGTATGCGAGTGGATCAACGAGAACTGGCCCGCGCCATGACCATCCTTTACATCACGGTTGCGCTCGGCTTGTTCTACCTCGTCTGTGACTTCGGGGTAAGCGGGCCGGTGAAGCGGTACTTTGAGCGGATGTACCGGGGCGACTAGCGGAGCCTCTGGGCGGGGGAGACCTTCATCTTGTCGTTCGCCCACTCGATCGCCTTACAGACACCGGCCACGACGACCGTCACCCCCATCAGGACGTAGGTACCGACGATCGCGTGCTGGTTCACTTCTTCTTTGCGGCCTTCTTCTTGGCCGGAGCCTTCTTCTTCGCAGCGGTCTTCTTCACAGCGCCCTTGACGCCGGTATCGGCCTTCTTCTTCCGCGTAGCGGCAGCCTTCTTCGCCGCGGCAGCGCGCTTCTCGGCCTCTTCTTTGACGGCCTGCTCAGGCACCACACCCTGCTTCTCGAACTCTTCCTTCTCGGCCTCTACAGAAGCCTCGGGGCGAGCGGTCGAGTTTTCGCGCAGCTCGTCCGACTCGAACTTCGAGCGGTCCTCGTCCTTGGCGCCCGGTACGGGGACCGGCGCGGCTGTCACACCCTCGGAATGGGTGAAATCGTCCCGGTCGAACTCGATCGGGGTCGGCTTGCTCGTGAGGCTGATCGTTCCTTGCTCGTCGTCTTTCTCAGACACTGCTATCTCCTTGGGTCGTGAATCTGGGGGAAGGGATCTTGCTACTTACGGTCTTGACGATCCTGGCGGCGATCGCTGTCGGCTCTATTCGCTAAGCGGTACTCCTGCTCGGCCTGCGCCCTCGCTGAGCTGCCAAGGACACCGGCAGCATGGAGGGTGGGGATCCTCTTGTCGAGGTAGGCGAAGAAGGCTTTGCGATCGGCGCGGCGGAGGTGGGTCTTCTCTTCTTCGGTGGGTTTAGGCATCAGGCGGTAAGACGTTGCGGACGGCGGCAGCGATGGCCTCGTCCGTGAGTGGGATCCCCTTGGCGACATGATTGAGCCATAACTCGGCCCACACCTTCCTAAAGCGTTCTTCGTACTTGGGCCACTCCTGCTCCAAGATGGTGCTTGCGATCTGCGCCGCCTTCATGTCTTCCTCAGTCTGCGCGAAGATCCTGAATGTCTTGCCGTCAACGCTAGGCATTCTTCCCCTGCTCTCGCAACAGGCGCTCGTAGGCGGACTCGGGCGGGTTGGGGGCGGGTTGGACCTTCATAACAGGGTTGGTGATGGCGTCCGGGTGAACGTCGATCACATCGACCTGCTTGACCTTCACGGCGGCAGGCTTCGAGACCGCCCGAACCGCGCCGGAGTCGATCCCCAGCTTGAAACGGATGTAATCCGAAAGGGTCTGGGTACCGGCATCTTCTAAGAGCTGAGATTTCTCTTCGGGGGTGAGGCGGAACTTGACGATCTCGGTCTTAGGCATGATGGAAAACGTCTGAGCAGTCAGTCCAGTTCTCAACGGCGCGGGTTGGATGTCCACCACAAGTAGGGCATTCAGTCGCAAGATCATGGGGCAGCTCGTTCGTCACCGGCCCGAGCTTCCACTTGACGATGAGATACGGCCCCTGCCTCTCGTCAGTTACATAGCCAAGGCCAAGCCCCCGCTTCGAGATGACCGTCGTTCCTTCTTCGAGCATGTGGACACAGTAGCAGACTGTGGACACGTTATGGGCTGTGGGCACACAGGCTGTTTGTGGACACAGGGAATTGGTTGTGGCTACAAAATGTGTGTGGCGGGAGTTATATATATATGTGGGGGTACGGGCGCCGGGCACCACTCCCCTCCCCCTCACGCACGCACGACGCACGCTCACCAGCCAGTCGTATTCGCGCTCACTCACTCAAGCTCTAGTGCCCTGTCTAAGGAGCAGAGAAGGGGTGAGAGATGGCATGGATAGAGGGATTGTGGGGTACGTAGCCTCGTACGTGCGAGGGTGCTAGTGCCTGTTGCTTAGGCAGTGCATAGGCAGTGTTGCCTGTTGGCTGCGTGGGGCGCGAGAGGTGTCGCACGCACCTACGATCTACACGCACACGCACGGATGCCGGTCTAACGCTGTCTCTCGCACGTACAAGCCTTGCCGGTCTAGGGCTCTCTTGGTCTAGGTGTGATGGCTTGGGCTTGGGAGGGGTTGAGATCGGGGCGAATCTTCCACGCCTGGATCGTGCGTAGGTGCGAGACTTCTTGAGGGAGAACCCTTGCAGCACAATGCCCATTGTGTATGATGGCTCATCCAGTCAATCGAAACGAAAGGGATCAGCATGAAGAACGCATTCGGACAACATCTGCAAGAGCCGTTCTACGCGGGACGGACGCACGTTCTCTCAGATGAACAGCTCGCGCGTGAGATTGATAGGCGCTCATCCGCGCTACAGGCTCATCTTGACGGAGGCGAGGAAATCCACGCTGAAGAGCGCGCCGAACTGCGCGCAGAGCTGCGGATTCTCTTGACCGCGCAACGTAAGCGCGAAGAGCAGGAGCCCGGCTACTGGCACGTAGAGCCCTGAGCATTCCACGCGGCTAGGCAGCTTGCGAGGGTTCGACTCCTTCGCCGCGCATCCGGTAAACACAACGAAAGGATCGGAAATGACAGTTCAAGAAACGATCGAAAAGGTGACGGCAGGACGGCAGGAGCCGATCTACTATCAGGGAATCCCCATGCGGGCTAGCCGCAATGTCTCAGGCGCGCTATTCCTGACCATCGGGCCGATTCACGGGCCGGATTCAAGCGGGCGCGCAGTTGCACTAGTAGAGGCAATCAGAGCACTAGAGCAGGACTAGCAGTAGCCACGCGTCTTGGAGCTTTCGCCCGGTTCGATTCCGGGGGCGCGTATCCAGTAACCACAACGAAAGGATCGGATCAGATGGAAAGCAAGAGCAGAGACATCCTTCGGGCAGTGTGCGCGGAGCAGAGAGCGAAAGGGGCTCTAACCGTGGAGGAAATCCCCGCGTGCCAATGGTTCGCACTCTGCCCGAATGAAGCGGTGACGATGCGGCCTCACCCGATCTTGGGTGAAGTGCCAATCTGCGAACGCTGCGACGAAAGGATCAGCGCACTAGAGCGTTAGTACCCCGCGCTGCGCAGTGTCATTACTGCGTATGCGCTTTGCCGTATCCAGTGAACCGATAAACGACTAACCGAAAGGATCGGGCATGAAGTACAAAGTGGAATTCATGGACTACCGGCGCGGTGCCGTGGGGTCCAAAGTGGTGGAGGCCGAGAATCGCGGAAAGGCGATTACAAAGGTCATTCGCCAGGGCCGTGAATTGGATCGTGGCGCGATTCTCAGTGCCAAGAGCCTAAACCCGCTCAGTGGCGGAGGGTCGAAGCATGGTTGAGCCCACAAACAAGATGGGGACGGGGATGGAATTCGAGTCCCCAACGTGGCGCGCGGTCAAGGCGGCACACAATCGCCGCGACAAGGCATTCAAGGCTGCCGGGCTAGATCGGCGCGTTACGGAATGGCACCGTGAAGGATCCGCAGGAAGGGTGCCAACGCATACGGAAGAACAGCTAGCCCTGATCGCGGAGATCCAAACCGCGCACGTTGCCGAGTGCGTAACGCGGGATTCGGTCAAGGCCGCTAAAACGGCCTCACCTAAGCCACGGAGAGCCCCTAAGAAGGGTTCTCGCAAGGTCAAGGTCACGCCGAATACGCAGGAGCCCTCGCAAGGGTTCACGATCGCGCTTGACTGTTTCCGTGCCAGTGGCAAGGAGCTGCGCGCGATGGGGACGCCGGAAGCCGCTGCAGAGATCGCGCGGCGTAAAGCCAAGCGGGAAGGAAAGGTGACAGCATGATCCCAAGCAGAATCAACAGCACAAAGGATGCGCGGGCCTATCTCATGCAACACGCGCGGGATAGCGAGCACGCGCAATTGCAAGCAATCGCAAAGGCGTGGCCGCATGAAATGCCAGAGGATGCGCGAGCAATTCTCAAGGCATGGGCAGACGATTGCAAGGACTCGATCAGGAACTAGGCAGGAGCAGGCCGGGGCGCGTTAGGCGTGATGGTTCGCGGTTCGATCCCGCGGCGCCCCTTCCGGTAAACAACGATCCAAAGGAGGATCAGACAATGGACGCAACGTATCGAGTAACCCGCATGTATCAAAGCGACGATTACGCATCCGAAGTGATCGAAGAAGGGCTAACGCTGGACGAGGCGCAGGAGCATTGCCGCGACCCTGAGACAAGCAGTAGCACGGCGACGAGCGACGAGGCGCAAGCGCTCACCGACGAGCGCGGCCCGTGGTTCGACGGGTACGACGAGGAATAGGGGCAGGAACAGGGCGCGAAGGAGTGCCGTCGCGCGGGTTCGATTCCTGCGGCGCCTATCCGGTAAATCAACCAGAAAGGACCGGAATGCAAATCCATACAAACAAGCTCAGTTGGGAAGATCTCCACCGTGAGCTACCTAAGGGGTGCTGGCTGGACGTTTCCCTGCACGGCAGCCGATCGCGTGCGCGACGTTTCGACGTTCGCATATCAGCGGAGCACGGCGAGGACGCGCACGGCATCAAGCGGTGCTACGCGCAAAACACAGGGCAATACGGAGGCGAGACAAGCGGCGACCGGGCGGCTACCTACATCGAATGGGGCGACTGGATGGTCGCGCTATTCAAGCTCGATCCAGAGGCACGCATTGGAATCTATGAATCGCCAAGCGATTTCGTAGAGAAGACGCGCAACTATGCGCCGCATCGTCCCACGCGGGAGAACGCACGCAGACACGCAATCCGATGGGAGCTAGAGCTAAGCGCAGTCGCCGCTTAGAGGCAAGAGCAGGCCGCGCCGTGTGTCATTACTCGGCGCGGTCATCCGGTAAATAAACAACCAGAAGGAGGCCGGAAGATGGAAGCAGAAACGAGCGAAAGGCTCGAATACCTACGCGGTGAGATTCGCGCCGAGCGGATTAGTTGGAGTGAGCTAGCCGAACTTCAATCGCTTGCAGAAGTGATCGACAGCGGCGACGTTGAACTATTGGAGTGGGCAGGCGTCCCCGAATTCGAGCAGGAGCAGGGCGCATGAGTCAAGGAATACCCGAAGAGATCACCCTGGCAGCGCTCAACGCAGAAACGCAACTGTGGCGCGCGGAGGACGTAAGCGCGGAGGCGGCGACTCTAATCGAGGACGCCGTAACGATGCTGCGCGAGGCTGCGACGATCGTTGCGAAGCTGGAACAGGAGGACGAGAAACAGGCGTCTGCCCTGGACTAGGCAGGAGCAGGCCAAGCACATAGCCGCACGCGAAAGGGCGCCCGCGAAGGCGCCCTTTCTGCGTCCAGTAAACCGAATCCCAGAGGGATCGACTAACCGCTACGCAGCCTAACAGGGATTGTGGACGGCAAGGGGGCAGGGGCAGGGCGCTAGCCGAAGAGAAGCCATGCGATCAGATACGAGACACCGAACAGGACTGTCGTAGCCGCACCGAACACAAGCAGGGATAAGCACCCCGGCAAGATCACTTCATCGAAGAAGTCTCTCATGCCGCTTCGCTCTCGGGCAGGGGCAGGGCAGGGGCAGGTTCCTCTACCACTTCCACTTCGATCAGGTCTTTGTTCACCTTGACCACGTTGGAATACTTGTCGAGGGCTTGGAGCATTCCGGCGAGGTCGCGGGTCTCGGTGATGATCGTGGGCATGTCGCGGAGAATGCGGGCCTTGTCCGTAGCGATGGCAGCGCCGGTCATCAAGGAGGTAATCAGCTTGCCTAGCGAGGCGATGTTCATATCGTCCCAATCGCTTCGCTTGGCTACATGCTCTGCCGTCTGTTGGGCAAGGGCAGTCAGCTCCTCGGTCAGTCCCTCGTAAGTCTCGGCCTGCCCCTCTGCTACCCAGGCGCGTTGGTTGGCGAGGACTTCGAGGCGATCCGCATACTGGATCTTGTAGTGCTGGAGGGTGTTGTGCGAGACAACGATGTTCTCGCGCTCTAGCCTGCGCTTGGCGAGCTTGGGCTGCATGTTGGCAAGGACAAGCGCCTTCAACATCTTGTCCTTCTGCTCGTCCGTGAACAGGTGGGATTGGCGGCGGGCTGATACCTCGGGGCGCTCGGAGGTATTGACTTGCGAGAGCGGGCGGGTGTCAGGGGTGCCGTTCTCCGCCCCCGTGGAGTGTTCGGACTGTACCACTTCTTGGGGATTTTCGCTACTCATCAGCCACGATTCCCTTGAATTGGGGTTAGTTGTACATCCTCGCCTCGCAACCAGGCTTCGGCATCCTCAACACTCGCAGTCGCCCCAACAAGTGTGCCGTTCCAATGATGTCCTTCATCAGCATCACCTTCATAACAGGCGATGGCTAGGGCGGGTTCATCCGTGACCATTCGAGTCGCAACCCGGAGGTCTGGATCGTTGAACTTCCGTGTCATGCAGCCCTCTGACTCGGCCAGTAGCGGGCAAGGGTTGTGTGCGCTACGCCCAACTCCTTCGCCGCCCCTCGCAGGGACAGGTTGCGCTCGAACAGGCGGAACGCTGCCTCCGTCCGCTCTTCCACACTAAGCGCTCGCCAGTGCGGGCGCTCGTTCCCATACTCGGGCTCGCGTCCATGCCGTTCGCGTTGGGTCTCTATCCAAGAGCGCGGCCATCCGGTATCGGCGGATAGCTCGGCGGAATGTACGCCTACGCCCATCTCGATCAAGAGTCCGATCTCTTCCCGCTCGGTGCGGATTGCCTTATCGACTATCCACGGGTCAGGCCCGTCCTTGCGGTGGCGCACTGCCACCCTAGCTTGGCACACAATCACGCGCTTTTGCAAGTCGGTCCGAGACTTGCGCCAGCGCCATGAGAAGTGTTCGTACAGGGAGAAGTCCACTTGCGGGGCTCTGAGCGGGTCTCTAAGGCGCTCCGAGAACCCCGGCGGAGGTTTGGACTGCGGCTTTCCTGAGTGGACAGGCACGAACGACCCGGCGCTTACCTCGGACATGAGGCTCATCTCGCGCAAGAGTTGGAGCATCTCACGGGCGAGGGCTTCCATCGGCTTCGGCTGGACGCGGGAGATGTAGCGGATGTCCCGGTCCTTGAAGAACTCAGTCGTGGCCCTCATGCTGTCCTCTCGATCTCGCGCCATGCATAGATCGTGCGAACGGTGACGCCGAACTCTTCGGCTACCTCGCGCTGGTTGCCTATCTGCTTCAAGCGGGCAAGAGCTTTGGTGCGGCGGGCTTTCGCCTCTTCTGCGGTTCTCAGGTTCGGTGCTTCGCGGCGGCGCTTGCCCTCTTCGGTCAGCCAGTCCTCGCGCCAGAGATCATCGGGTACTTCGGAAAGGTGAAGGCCGATCTCAACCAGCCACTTGTCCACGGTGTACGCGCTTGCGACACACCCCTCTCGGCGCCAGTCTCGAAGGCGGCGCTCGAAGGAGGGGTACACGTAGTAAAGGCGAGAGAGGTCGCGCTTCCCCTCGATCCATTCGTAAAGCCCCGGCCCGTCAAGCCAGTCAGCGAGCTTCGATTCCCCGCAATCGCAACGCCATTCACCCATCCCCTCATAACGCAAATCCGTGGCGCAACTCTCACAGTGCGGAACCTTGACCCTCTGACCCTTCATCTTCTTCCTCTCGGTATTCGGCACGCCATCCTTCGGCGGGCCCGTTGTAGTACCACCCAAACTCCTGCGCGTAATCGAGCAGGCGATCGGGGAAGTCCTCTTCATTCAGTCTGATCTTCTTGGAAAAATCGAATGCGTGATGGCAGCGGCGGCACCCAAGAACGAGAACGCGAGGGTCGTGGGTGCGGGCATGAACGATCGCAGGCGGGAGCCCACGGGTTTTGTAGACACGCCTTAGCCGCTGAGCCGGTATGAGATGGCACCGATCCGGTAAGCCATCCGACCGGAAGTCGCAGGGCTCATCATGAAACTGGGCGAACCAGCACTTGACTAAGCCGGGTGGGTCTGAGGCGGTCATGACCCGGACAGGGCTTTCAAGAGAGATTGTCTCGCCGAGACTGCCGCGGCCAATGCCCTAAATCGGACGGCTGCGGATTCCTTGTTCGCACGCGCGGTCGAGTAGTCCAAGCGGATGTTCTCGGGGATCGCATGAAGCGCAAGTGACTCACGCAAGTCCTCAGCCGGGACACGCTCACCATCCTTCTTCGCCTGCTCGTAGATCCGCACACGCTCGGCCGCCATCGCCATCTCGTAGTCCGACTCAGCCTCTTCGTACACCCTGACCACGGCTGAGTAGGCATCGGCTGCCTTCTCTAAGCGGGCAGCGCCCACCTCTACATCGGACATCACTTGCCCCGGATCGAATGCGTTGGGTGGGCCGTTCATGGTCGCTTGATCGTGCGCATCGGGGGAATGTCGAGCGGGCGAAGGAAGACGTTGCGCGGCACGCGCGGCTTCGCCTCCTTCAAGTAGCGGGGGTCCATCTCCTTCGGCTTTCGCATCTTCTTCATCGTCGCCTCAGCCAAGCGTCGAAGCGGGCCACGGGGTTGCCATGTAGCTCCTCATCGGCTTGGTCGTCCTCAGCGGGGAAGGGGAGACAACCACACTCCGTACACGCAGAAGCCAATCCAAGCCGCTGCCAACACGGGAACTCGCACTCCGGCCCGCATTGACACTTCTCGGTACCGGGGGTGATGCCCGTCCCGTCCACAAAGACCCGCCTCATGCCTTCCGCCTCTCTTCCGCTGCGCTCTGGGCCTTCCAAGCCTCCACCTGGGCCACCCACTCCTCCGGCGTTACGGTGGATTCCTCGTACCCGTAGGTGCCGTCCTCTCCAAGGTGAACGGCGAAACGGAAGTCCGTCGGCGGGTTGCCCATCTCGACAGACGCTACCTCGTATGCCTCAAGCTGGAAGAACACCGACTCGTAGAGGCGCTTGCCTGTTTTGTAGTCCCCGAGCCCGACGCCCTTGCCGTTGATCTTGCAGCGCATATCGAAGGTGCCTGCGTATCCATGCTCGGCGCTTGCGACCGTTACCTCTGTGTCAAGGAAGGTGGGGTTGTGATCCACCAAGAACATCGCAAAGGCGCGGAGGTATCCGCGCTGCTCCTCGGGGAAGTCCATCGGATTCGGGATGGCACCCGTCATTGCGTAACGCTCGGCTGCGTCATGGATGGCAGTACCTCTATCAGCGGCCTTGTCCCTCGTGTGGTTGGTCGTGAGCTTGTGGTCTTTGAGAAGCTGAATCAGCATCTCGTCGTCCACCCACGTTCCATCCGAGAGACAAAGGCAGCCCTTCTCCGCATCCCATCTCAGGGCACCCTGCTCGATCAGGGCGGTGACGGCGGCTAGGGCAACACCCTGCCCCCACCATGCACCGGCTCCGAACTTCCCCTTGCCGAACACGACTTCGAGGATCTCGGTGACTGAGCGGGTGGGCACCGGCCCATCGCCGCTATCGACCTGATACCTGAACTTCTTTCTTCCGACTCGAAAGTCTCCCTTTTCTACCGTAATCATCAGACCTCTCCTTGCTCATGTTCGGCGCGGTGATGCAACGCACAAAGCCAACGAACTTCAAGTGGCTTGGAGTAGTCGTCATGGTGACCTTCACCAGTCTCTTCACATCCATCAACCTCGCAGACACCACGCTCGATATGCCCCCGTGAGATCTCATTCCGCAACGCCTGCCGAGCAACGATCTTTGCCCTTTGCTCCGGCGTACCGAAAAGGCGCCTCTTCTCAACCTTCCGAATACTGTTGGCGCGAACCTTCTCAGGATCTCGCCGCGCGATGCGCGCCCGTTTCTCTTCCGGCGTGAGACTGCGCCAATGATTGCGCGCCCACTCCGCCTGCTTGCATTTCCGACATTCCCCGCAGTAACAACTACGCGGTCGCCCTATGCCCTTCTCAACGATGATGAGGTCGTTCATTTGCTCCACCATCCTGCCGCCAACCCTTCTTGGACATAGAACACGGCCACTACCAAGCCCGCGAATACGAGGTTTGCAATCGCCTCGATCATCGGACGGGCCAATCCCACTCAGGCGTAAGCCCATCGTCCATCCACGCCGTTTCCACCAAGAAACGGATGCCGCCTTCCGGCGTCACGATGTAGGGAACAACTGCGCCTCTCGGTGCGTTTGGTGCCACCGATCTGAACCATTCAGCGTCAGGCCAATGCTTCGGATTCTTCGGCTTCCAGTTCAGGATCAGAACGATGTAGAGAATCCACATGGTCAGCACCGCGCCTACGCCTGCGATTACTAGGTTTCCGATTATCTGATAGGCGCTCATAGCCTCGCCGCCTTTAGGGTGAACGCGACGAGCAGCACCACCGCCGCGATCAAGAGGATGGCACCGAACCCGATCACGAACTCGGCCAGTATTTCCAGACTGTGAAACGTACTCATTCGTGGATCCCTTTCATTAGCATTTGTGCCTCTCGTGGACGAGTGAAGAAGAAGGGCGAATACAGATGCTCGCGCTCCATTCCCCACCACGCCCACTCCGGCGTGAATGGTTCTGGTTCGTCGTTGACCCAGAGAAACCTCTTACGCAACCTGCGGCGCTTCCATACGCCCCTCATGCGGGCGTCCAGTAGGAAGTGTCCTTGGGTTCGCGCAGGAGCGTACGCACGCTGACGATTGCGTGTTTCTCGGTCTCCGGGTTGAGTAGGTAGGCGAGGCGTCCGAGGGCGCCGTCTGCTTCAACCTCATCAAGGACGTACTCGGTCACATCGCCGGTCGTGACGTTATGGAACTCCCATCGGGCGCCCTGCTCTAGGTTGCTCATACGCTCATCCTCATCTGGCCTTTGTGGATCTTCGACTTGACCTCCACGAGGCAGCCGTTGCAGATCACCCGTCCGGTGCGGCGGCGAGCTTGGATGTGGTTCGTGCCACCCTCCGCTCGGGCGTGCTCATATCCCCGGACCTCATAGTTGGCCGACGAGTCAGGCAGATCTTCTTTGTGGCAACGGTCGCACTTCATGGCCGCTACCTGACAGTCCTGAACACGCCCGTTACCGGGTCGTAGGTCACGCGCCACATGTTCGTCGTCGTCCGGTTGATAGACGGAACCTTGAACGAGCCGTACTTCGTGCGCTCGGTGCAGCGGGCCTCGCCCTCCTCTAAATCGGTGACGACGCAATCGGCTTCAAGCAGTTCGACGTAGATGTCGTTCCCCGCCTCTTCGTCGGTCTTCATCGACTTCCGCTCTGAACGCTCTGTCCACGCGGCGGTCACTTCTTCCTCGGTCAGATACTCGGGGAGATCGACGGCAGCAATGTCTGACGCCGTGTCCTCGACCGTATCTCCCGCATCTCTGACGAACTCTGCATCGCCCTCGTTGGTACCGCATCCGGCGACCAAGGCCACCGTGAGTGCTACCACTCCTAATGTTGCTCTCTTCTTCATTCTGGATCCCTTCGGTTGATTGGTTTATCTGGAACGGTTAGAAGTCGATCTCATCATCCGGCGTCTTCCAGCCATCGGGGTCAGGCTCGCTCGCCTGCATCTCGCCCTTCGACTTGAGGTTTTGGTAGATCAGATCGACCTGCTTCTGAATCTCCGGCTCGAGCTTGGCGTAGTTCAACGCGGGATTCGAGTTGTCCTGTCCGCAGGCAGCCAGCGCGAGCCGGATGTCCTGCGAGGCGAAGTCAACCGCAGGCTGCCCTCCCACGGGCGCGGCCTGCGGTGCCGCTTGGGGTGTGCCACCACCCGAAGCAGGGGGAGGTGCCGGTATCGACTCCGAAGGCACCGCCTCGTCTAGGGCGAGTTCTTTCGCCCAAGTCTTTATCTGCGGAATGGTCGGAACCTGACCGGCTGCCTGCGCGACGAGTGCGGCGTATGCGATCGCGTCCCTTCGAGCCGACTGCGCCTCGATCCTCTGCGTGCGCTCGTCCTGAGCGCCAGCGGTGTTTGGCCGGGGAGGGGGGTTGTGGCCCACCTGCTGCGAAGCGACGGCGCCGTTCGGGTTCTGCTCGGTGTAGAAGCGGAGGTACTCGTTCCCCGCCTGAGAGGTCTTGGTCTCAAGCCGCCCGAACATCTCGCCTTGGGGGGTGGGTGAGTCTTGCTTTCGCATCATCATCGCCTCGTACTGCAAAGCCCCATCGGTCAGCTCGATCCACCAGGGGACGTTGCCGTACTGGTCGGGGTTGCCCTTGCCCATCTTGGCTGAGGTCACGGTGTAGTTCGATCCCATTAGTCCTTCTCCTTCTTCTCGTGGCAAGAGCACTCGCACTTGACGGGCCGCTTCGGGTCGTCGAGCGTGTCGCGCTCGTCGCCCCATCCATTGCAAAGCTTGTGCTTACCAATCTGGCAAGCGACAGTTGTTGGCTTCGTCATAATCATTCGCTCTCCTTCTTCTCGGCTTTCATGGCTGCGGCATACATCGCTTCGACCGCACGCAACGCTTCAATCGCTATTGCTTCGGCGCGGGCCAGAAGTAGCCTGACCTCGGCTTCGGTGTAAGTCGCATCCTCCATCTCAACTACTTATAGCATACTTCTCGGATGTCAAAC